GGTAGGGGTCGGATTCGCTGGGGGATCGAAGGCCCCTCACCGACGTTTTCCCCGCGCGTGTGAAATGCCGAGTTTTTTTTCCGGGCGATTTGGATCATTGACGACACGCCCGCATGGGTGGCCCCCGAGGGGGTCGGGGGGAGGATAGGACGATGGGCAGGAGAGGCCCCAAACCGGCCCCTACGGCCCTGGCTGTGGCGGCCGGCACTCGGGCCAGCCGCATCAACGGCGACGCCCCCGCGGGCCAGGGAGGCGACCCCACCCCCCTGGGTGGAATTTTTTTTTCGCCGGTTTGCCGGGGTTCCCTATTGACGTGGAATACGCAAGTCATATTGCTGTCGTCTTTTGTGATTCAATGTACAATTCATATTAATTCATAGATCAAATCGTGCTTTTGAGAAACTGTTTGCAAAGTTCTGGGCGGTGGCTATTATGTACAAGGTGCCGAGGATCCGCGCGCTTCGACGTCGATCTGTCCGAGCGAAGTAGCGGCCGAAGGCCAGTAATCTACCGGCCCCGAGCGATCAGGGGCCGGGGAGCTATCTACCGCGACATCGCGGGCGACTTTAACGGGGAGTGCGACAATGCCGCCTAATGAGCGGGGGGAGGTTGTGCGCGTCGACGCCGATCGGGCGGACGCGATCCGGTCGGCGATCATCGCCCGATGCGCCGTCCGAGGTATCAGCAACGCGAGCATCGGGCGGATAGTCGGGCTGTCCAGGTCGGGCGTCGGGGTCCGACTGGCGAAGACGACGCCGGACGATTTGAGGCGTCTGGCGGCCGTCGACCTGGGGGACGTCCTCCGGCCGGCGGTCTGATCCCCCTGGGAGGCCCTGCACGGGGCTTCCGGAGAAGGGGCGAGTAAACGGAGCGGTGCGTCTCGCGGACGCTTCCACGGGCCTTCCAGGGCCGTGGGCGACGCCGCGCGCGGTTTCATCAAAGGTTCAGCATCAAGGGAAAGCAGCATGGCGACGTTGAGTTTCGGCGAGTTCTACGGTACGGCGGTCGAGGGTCGTTCCTGGGGCCCTCTTCCGCATCAGGACCCCGGGAATACGAGGAACGGCAGGCATCGATATTCGCTTCTCCGGGCGATCGAGAGCGCCAGCAAGGCCGGGCGGCCTCCGGGGAGAGTGGACGGCCTGGAAGGGGAGGTCGACTCTGAGCTTCGTAGGCGACACCCGAACCGCTCCCCCCGGGGGTTCTGGGTCCCGGTCCTGGGGGATGCGGAGTCGGAGGAACGGGCCCTGGATTCGACGACCGGGGCGGGGGCGGTCAGAACCGTCGTGCCGGACCTCGGGGTCGTCGACGCCTTGCGAGCCCGGACCGTCCTGGGGAGCCTGGGGGCTCGGGTCCTGTCGCTCCCCCGCGATCAGGGCGGCAAGGTGAAGCTCCCTCGCCGTGGGACGGCGGCGGCGGTGGGTTGGACGGCCGAGGGGGCGGGCGCCCCGGAGGCGAACCCGACGACCGACGCCGTGACGCTGACGCCGAAGACGGTGTCGGCGAAGGTGGCCGTCACGAGGAGGCTGCTGAAATCGGCCTTCGAGCGCGACCACGAGCGTCGCGTCCTGGCCGACATCGCGACCGGCATCGGCGTCGAGATCGATCGCGTCGGCCTGGTCGGCGACGGCGTCGGGAAGCCGACGGGCCTGTTGAACACGGGGGGCGTCAACTCCGTGGCGATCGGGGCGAACGGCGGCCCCGCGACGCGGGCCGCATTGGTCGAGTTGGAACGGCTGGTCGGGGCGGCCAACGGCGACGCGCCGGCGGACGTCTCGATGGGCTGGATCGGCTCGCCGAACGTCCGGGCGAAGATGCGGACGATCGCCGACGGGTCGAATTGGCTCTGGTCGGACTTCGAGCGAGTCGTCGGGAAACCGGCCTACGCCACCACGAACGTCCCGAGCAATCTGGCGAAGGGGAGCGGGACGAACCTGTCGCCGCTGCTGTTCGGCAACTGGCGGGATTGCGTCGTGAACCTGTTCACGCCGGTGGACTTGCTGGTGGACCCCTACAGGCAGTCGACGGACGGCGTGATCCAGGTCTCCGCGTTCCAGGACGTCGACGTCGCGTTCCTGCACCTGCTCAGCTTCGGCGTCGTCGGCGACGTCGCCACCGGCTGAACACCATCCGCGACGGGGACGCATCGATGAGCAATCCGGAAGGAGGGCGGGGGGGCGGCACGGCCGCGTCTCGCGGCCCGTTCGTCCTGGTCAAGATCCTCAGGGCGGGCGTCGTCGCCGACGGGTCGGGCGTCGCCTGGCCGGCGGGGGCCCCCGTCTACCTCCGCGAGCGCGACGCCGTGGACGCTTCGATCGTCGGGACGGTGGAGGTCCGGCCGGGCGAGTTGAGCCCCCAGGGCCTCGATTACCTGGCGGGCGAGGGGTCCCGGCCCTACGTCATAGCCGGCCCCAAAGACGAATCCGGGCCGGTCGTCCTGATGGTCGCCAAGCGGGACGGCGTCATGTGCGCCAACCGCTTGATGACGAAGGGCGAAGTCGTCCAGGTGCCGGAGAGGGTGGCCTACGTGCTCCTCAGACGGCACCGATTCAACAGCCCCGACCTGGAGACGGCGGGGGGCTTCACGCTCTCGTCCCGGGAGTTGGAAGCGGCGTGGACGGACCCGAAGCTCGACGCCTTCAACGTCTTCTAACCCCGACGAGCCGGGGACGCCAAGAAATCGAATCACGGAGAATTGATATGTCTGCCACCGTCAAAGTCATCGAGCGCTTCTTTCACTCGGACGGCACGATCGAAGGGCCGGATGAATTCGAGGGCCCGCGGATCAGCGTCAAGGTCGTCCAAGACGGGGCGATCGGCGGCAAGGCCGTGAAGAAAGGCCAGACGATTTCGCTCTGCGAGCGGGACGCCATCCGAGAGATGTGCTGGAACGGGATGGTCGAAATCGACTCGTTCAAGCTCACGCGGATGGGGAGCATCCTCTTGCGCAGCCGAGGTCACGGGTACTACGACGAGCCCGTGGGGAAGCTGGGCGTCATTCCCAAGATCAAAGTCATCGGCACGGAGGACGACGCCTGCGTCGGCCATCGGATCCTGATGAAAGGCGAGGTTCAGGAGCTTCCGGAAGACGTGGTTTGGGGATTGCTCCAAAGTCCGGTCCATGCCCGGTTCAATATCGCCCCGGGGGCCGAATTCACCCTGCCTCCGGAGACGCTCCGCGCCATGGTCGCGGACGTGACGTTCGACGTCAATTACCACTCCTGACCCGATCCACGCCCCCGCCGACCGACGTCGGCGGGGGTTTTCTTTCACGACGACGCATAGAGCTAGTAAATCATGAACACGAAAACTGTAAGGGTCCGAGTATTGGACGCCGAAGCCGTCCGCCAGGGGTTCAGGGACGGCAACTTCATCCAGATCCGCAAAGGGACGGAGTTCGACGCCCATCCCGTCGAAGCCAAGATCCTGTTGGAGTCGGGGGCCGTCGAAGTCGTCGCCGGGGCGGACGACGTCCGCGGCGTGACGTCCCCGCGGCCCTACCGTTCGGGTCGGGAGTTCGCAGCTTCAGTCTGAACTTCGACGCCCCCGTCCCCGCGAAATAGGGCGGGGACGTCTCCCCCCCCCTGGGTGGCACCATGAGCATCGAGTATCGAGACGTATCGGGGCCGGTGGGCTTGCGGGATTCGGGGGGGGCGCCCCCGGTCATCCGCGGCTATGCGGCCGTCTTCGACCAATGGACGACGCTGTACGAGGACGCCCACGTCGTCATCCGGGAGCGCATCCGGCCCGGGGCGTTCGCGAGGGCCATCCGCGAGCGCCAGGACGTCCGGGCCCTGTTCAACCACGACCCGAGATTGCTGCTGGGCCGGACGCTCTCCGGGACCTGCCGGCTTACGGTCGACTCGCACGGCCTGGCCTACGAAGTCGACATGTCGGACACCACCATCGGCCGAGACTGCCTCATCTTCATCCGCCGGCGCGACGTCACTGGGTCGTCCTTCGGGTTCAGGATCCGACCCGGCGGCCAGGCGGTCACGCGCTCGATGGATCGCGGGACGAACCGCCGCCTGATCGAGCGGGACGTGATGGACCTGGACCTATTCGACGTCTCCCCGGTGACGTACCCGGCATACCAGGGGACGGAAGTCGGCGTGAGGCAGGGGCGGGAGCCGTTGGACGCCGCGAGGCTCGCCCGGATGGAGAAACTTCGCCGGGAGATCGACGAAGCGTCGAGAAGCGCCTCATGAACAGCACGAGCGAGTGTGCGGTGGCCTGAGCGACGCTGGAGGCGTCGAGAAACACGAGCGGCCGGGCCCGCCTCGCGAATGGGGCGGCCCGGCCGGATTGTGAGGTTGCACGCCTTCGACATGCGACACTGTTCGACGCCGTCGGATGGTTCCGCGCCGTCACTCCTGGGTGTCGAGATGCAGGGCGTCAGGCCAGATTCTCAACACTCATCTCCAGAGCGACGGACACCAGGACCCAGAGCAGGATGATTATGAAGAACATCATCCTGGCGATGCGACGGCGACGGCGGCGGATGAAACCGGAATCTTCGATGAACTTGTCCGCGAGCCTAAGCAGGATGCAGATCAAGTAACGAATGAACGTAGCAAACATCACTATCTCCTGTTTGCATAGATGTCAACATCTGTTCACTTGTTATTCCGAACTAATCAGCGCGTACTGTGTGCGCCGCGGTCCGGCCTGGGAGGCTGGGCTTAGATTAGCTGTTGATGTCGTCAGTCGGATCGGTCGAGGGGTTGATGTCGTCGGCCGGATCGGTCGAGGGGAGGTAGGCGAGGCAGACGCGAAGGATCCAGAGCACTTCGTTTTCGAGG